ATGCTTCTTCTAATGCGATTTTAGCGTTAGCGATAGCAGTTTCACGTACAGCTTTAGCATCAGCAATTGCTTCTTTCAACAATTTTGAACTTGCCATTTGTTTTCCTTATTTATCGGATTTCTGAAGTCATTAGTATTTGGGACTTCAATGTAATGTTTAATTGGCGTTTTGGTCACTTCTCATAGGTCGAGAGTATTCATTTACCAATAGAAAAACCTATATAGAATAGGTTATTGTTAAGAATAAATATATAAAATTTTACAAAACGTAAAAAATCTATAATATTCTTTAGAAATTTATGAATTATTTCTAATATGTTCTCTTACCATTTCTCGAATTACTTCCTTAATGTATGATTCAACGTGATTTGGTAATCCTTTATGTTTTGTTGATGCAAAATCTTTTGCATCTTTTTTACTCATAGAATCTGCCGCTTTTTCAACTTCTTTAGATGGGGCTTTCATATCTCCTTTTTGTACGGCATGAACCATTCCCATAAATCTTTGTTGTGCTTTTGATACTGATGGCATTATTATCTTTTTTTAGTTTTAAATGAACTTAACATATCTAAATCATAATCTTTATACAAAGAGTCTACTTTTGAAGTTAATTCATTTTCTAATTTATTTTTTTCTGCATTTAACTTTTTAAGGTTTTCAACATTTTGTTTAGCCTTATCAGTTCCTTTATTTAATTTGTATTTTTGCAATTCTGATTGAATACTATCTACTACTTTTTTATAATCATTTTGAATACCTGCTACACCTCTAGCTTCATTAACACCCTCACCCTTATATTCATAATATCCAGAAGAAGCCTGCGTAATATAGTTTTCTGCATTTGAAATATGGTCTTGAATCCAAGCTGGAATATCTTTTTCAGTATCACCTAACTTCTTTCTTAATTCATAAGCTGCTTTAATAATAGTATCTAATTGATTGTGAGCCATATGAACTTCGTGGTCACCACCTTCTTTTTCATGTGATTGTGCACCAGCATCTTCACCTTCTTTAATTTGAGGTGCAAATGCTCTAGCATATGGATTAGAAACAACTTGTCCGTATTTAACATCCATTTTGCCTAATTTAAAACTATCTCCCATCAATCCGCCTAACTTAATCATATTATTTCTTTTTATTACCTAATCTCTCATGCATTGTATCCGTAGGGATATCAGCAATTTCATAGTAACGATTTAAGATGTGACCCATATCTTCATATAAAGAATGTAATCTTTCATCCATTGCTTTTGCTTCAACTGCAAACTTATCAAATGATTTTCCTAATTTATCCAATTCATTCATATTCCTTTTTACAGTCACATTATCAAACCAATTACCACTTTCTCTTAGTGTCATTTCTTTTGCAGCCTCAACAATAGCACCCAATGTATCAGCTACTTCACTCATATCAGATTTTCTTTTCATTTGGTCTTGAAAAGTATTATAAGTAGAAATAATTTCTAAGAAATGTTTTTTAACTTCTGGAGATAATTTTCTATCACCTTCTAAGTTTTCTTTAATACTGAATTTTCCGTTAACTATTTTTATTTCATTTAAATTAGTTTTACGAATATCATTGTATCCTTTAGAAACTTTAGTTCCAGTAGGTCCATCAACTTTCAAAATCATTTTGTTGTTGTGAACATAATCGTATATATCGAATGGTTTCTTGCTCATATTATGCTATCTCTGTTATTATTTCTCTCATTAAATCCTGTGATTTGCAGTAATCACCACAAACATCAGTACCTATTTTTTGTAAAGGGTTGTAAGATTCATTTACAGGCACCATAAATGCACCATGTGTAGATGGGTTACTTACAAAATCCCAACCTATTAATTCAAAGTCTTCTAATACCTCTACTTTACCCTCACCAATATTACGAGTAGAACCCATTCCTCTTGATGAAATACCTAATAGGATACCAGCTTTTAATAATTCTTTTAATATATTCCCAGAAGGAGTTGGTAATACTTCAACAGTTCCACATAAATCATCACCTTCCCAATGAATCTCTCTGATATTGTGAGATACATTCTTTAAGTTGATAACAGTAGAATCCGGATGGTCTAATTCACCTAAAGCTCTTCTTTCTTTAATAAATTGCTCGTACTTCTTAGCTTCTCTTACTAAAATAGGTTTTGGATATACCCTACCATTCTGATTTTCAGCTCCAGCTCTTTGTAAAATACCTTTAACAATGGTTCTTCCACCTTCATCTTCTTGTACTTTAGCTTCGAATAATTTAGTTTCTATTAATAGATTCTTATTCATTATTTATTTTATTAGTATCCACACTCACACATGCTCATTGGCTTTCCGCAAGTTGGACAATTTTTTTCTTCTTTAATTTCTTTCTTTTCACCCTTACCGGACCATGCAGCATCAATTTTATTAAAAAATGCTTTCTTTTCCTCATCACTCATAGATGGGATAGATTTTCCAGCTTTTTCTAATGCTTTTTTGAAAAATGCCTGATATTCAGTTTCTTCAACCATTACGGACTTTACTAATTCTTTTAATTGATTCTTATTCATTATATTCCTCTCATTTTTTCGGTGATATTCATTAGTCTTTCTCTAATAGAGCGTAAATGTTTATTAGTTCTTAAATAGTAATCTTCTCTTTTTAAACCGCTTTCGTTTTTAATTTTAGAATACCAGTTTACAAATTTCTCTATTTCTGCTAATTGATTTTTAATATTTCCAATTCCTCTAGCTACTTTAAGCTTTGGAGATGAATCTTCGTTTTTAATAGCTAACCAACGATTTTCAGTCATTTTATGTGCACCACCTTCTGCTAATTCCATATCAGATACATCAGCCATTGTAGAATCTTTATCATCTTCTTTACCAGCTTTTGTTGCAGTACTCTTATATTTCTCAGGATTTAATTGAAGTACATTAGTAGCAGAACCAAATTCTTCATTAACTGATTCTTCTAAATCATTTACTACTTCACCACCAGTTACTTTAGCTAATCTATTATTTTTTTCTTTGGTTTTACCAGGTCTAGTAAATGCAGCTGGGGTATTGTATCCTGCTACGGCAGCAGTTCCAGTCATTTCTTCCAACTCTTTCTCAGATTCAATTTCTTTTATTAATTCACCAATAATGGCTTTTAATTTATTATTATCCATTTACCTTTGTTTTTAATTCTTTAATTAGCTCATAAGAAAGCATAATAGATGAAACATAGCTATCAGATACAGTTTTACCAATTTTAGCTTTTTCTAATACAGAAACTGTCTCTGCTAATTTAATTTTGGTTACTTTATCTTTTATTTTTGAATTAATTTCTTTTAATTCAGAAATTATTTTTGGAAGTTCTATTGAAATGTAATCTTTGAATTTAGATGTGTTAGATATGTTATTAATATATTGTTTTAATAAATTCTTTTGATTCTCATCTAAATTTGTATATTTTTTGTTGAATGTTTCAACTAAAATTTTGTATGTTAATAAACGAAGGTCTTTATCTTGCTTTTTATAGGTCTCAACTAACTTATCACTATCCGATTGTTTTGCGTTAGTTATTACTGGTCTAGAAATAATATTTTCAATTAGTGTTATTTTTGAATTGAATACATCTTTAATATCATAATTTTCTGATTTTTTAGATTCAAAAACTTTATATATAGATGCCAATACTTTATAGTTATTAACTGGAGAAGAAAGGAATTGTTCTAAATCAAATTTATGATTAATTTCTTTGATAAGATTATATTTCTCTTTAGATAGATTTGTTTGATTTAATTTATTATGTGCATCAGCAACAGTATCAACGAATTTCTCCGCTCTACTTTCAGAAGCATATTTTTCTTTTAATAGCAAATCATACAGTCTTAACTCTTTATTAAGTTCTGTATTTGGCGCAAAGAATTCTTTTACTATTTTCTTTGCGTTTTCCGTCTTGTCTCCGTTAAGTACCTCTAATGTTATTTGCTTTACTAATAATTCAAATAACACTCCAGTGTTCTTAACTTTGGAATGTTTTATTTTCTTCATTTATTTTAACCTAATTTAACATGCACATGCGTAAACTAACACATATAAATATAATATTCTTTTTATTTGTTAAATTTTTGTGTCATCTAACAAATTATTTTCATCTAAAAAGCTTGTTTTTTCAATTTTTTCTGTTTTTTCTTTCAAAATTGTTTTCTTTTTAGATGAAATACCATTAATATATTGTTTAGCTTGCTTAGCAGTGGTTTCCATTCTAGTCTCTCTTTTTCTAGGTGCTTCGTTTTCTTTGTTACCTAAAGGGTCTCTACCTAATGGATGTTTATCTTTTCCATAAGTGTTTCCTTCTTTTGGTCTACCACCTTTATTTTTTTCAAATTCCAACTCATCAATCATAGCCTGTCCACTTCTTTCTGCAGCAAGCTTTTCTTTTAAATTACTAATTTCTTCTTCCACATTTGTTTGTTGTGGTGGATTTGCTGGGTCTTGTCCTTGCTGTTCAATTGATGTATATCTAAATCTATCTTTTAAATCATTAATTAATCTAGTTCTTTCCGTAGTTATTTCTTCTCCACTCATTTGAAATACATTATGAAATACCCAATCAGTAGATAACATATTTAAGCTTTTCATATCAGTTGCCAATCTAACCTTTTCACTCCACAAATTTACTTTTTCTTGCTCATATATCGTAGAAGCGTTAGTTAATTGTAATTCAAAATTAATCATTTCAGAATCCTCAATTCCCTGAGCTGCTAAGTGTACAATTGCTATTTTAGTTAACTCACTTACTACAGTCTTTTGTATTCTTTCAATAGTTCTAGCAAAACGAACATCTTGTGCTGCTAAAGTTGCTTTTCCATTTACATCTTCTTCATAACCTAAAAATGCTTTAGGTATTTTTAGTCCTGCAAATAATTTAGCTTTTAAGTAATTAATATCTTCTATTGCTGCATATTCTAATCCTGCTAAGTTATCAATAGATGTACCACTATCACCCCCTCTAACCGGTAAGAAGAAATCTTCCGTAAGGTTCTGCATATTATATTTCAAATTGTAATCTCCACTATTTTGGTCCATAAATGGCACCTTCTTCATTTTGTTGATAATCTTTTGCATATAGTTATCAACCTCAGTAGGTGGGATATTACCAATATCAATTTTAAATACTCGTTTCTCAGGTGCTCTCATAATTCTATGAATCATCATAGCATCTTCCATTAAACATATTTGTTTCCAAACCCTACGTCCACCTTCAATCATTGCTTTACCATAAGGAAGGAAGTTAGTATCTGATAATAGACGGAAATGAGCCATTTCATAGTTCTCATATTCTTTTTTACCAGATGTATCCATCTCAACTTTAAACTTAACATAGTTAGGATTATTTGGGTCCATACCTTCCAATCTTTCAACATTGTATGCTGAGTAAGGTAATACATTTATAATACCTTTACCTGGCTCAATCTCTAATGCTAAGAAAAAATCACCATACTTAGCCATATTTCTAACCCAAGGCCACAAATTAAATTCTACGTTTATTACATCATAAAATAAATTATCTAATAAAGCTTTTACATCATCATTTGAAGAATGAATTTGTAATACATCACCATATTCGTTTTTTGTTGTGGATTCATCTGCGTATATATCTAATGCAGTAGAAATAATTGGGTCATTATCCATAGCATCATAATCTCTGAATAATTCTCTACGAACTTGATGGTATGCCATTGATTGCGCACCTCCCTGCTGTTCGTAAAATGACCTTTGTAATTTGGTATATCTATCTCTAAGATTTACCATATTAGTATTACGCTGTCTAAAATCAGTGTCTACTACTTTTGCTCTACCCTTGTCATCTCTCCTTAAAATTGTTTGTTGCGAAAATAGCTTTTTTAATCTATTAAAAAAACCACCTTCTTGAAATTGTTCTGCCATAATTTATTTATTTTGCATTTTAATGCAATTCCAATATTTAAGTTATATTATATAAATATCTTAAAATATTAAAACACCTATAACCATTGGGATAAGTCTTCCCAATCTTCTCCACTTCTCATTTTCCAAGGATTTTGTTCGTTTGTCATCATATTGTTATTACCATAAACACCCATATAAGTTGTACTTTGTGTAATACCACCTAATGCTTGTTTTGTTAAATCAATACCTTGTTGTCTTAATCTAAGTGCAGTATCTCTAACCCATAAACCTATTGATAATGACATAGTTAAATCATCATTATAACCCTTCATAGCTTCGGCTCTACCATTTAACCATATAAAAGTAAATAATTCTTCAATCAAACGAGATGAACGAATTGTAATCGATTTTTCTTTAAAGTATTCTTCTAATTTAGATATAATAAGAGGTCTAGTTCTTGATGTAGTTGAAAACCCAGCCACTAATCCTCTTTCTTGAGCTCTATGTTTATTTGTAATTTGATTTTCAACATCAACATACTTCAAGTCTGTACTCATATAGAATAAATTCTTATAATTTCTATCAATTACTTGTTGAATGGATGCCCAACCAATATTTGCATTTTCTATTACAAGTAAAGCATCATTATATTCAGTTGATAGGGCTACTAAAAAGTTTCCAAAATCTTTAGTATCCATTTTACCTTTATATTCAGCTACTTGAATTGCGTTTTGAATATCTATGACATGACATGCGGAATAATCTGCACTATCACCTCTGGCCACATCGGCTACTACCATATATGATTTTGAATAATCAGGATATTCCCATCTCCAAAGATTTCCATCAATACCATCTTTAATTATTGGTTCTTGAACATATGTTTCTTTATAAAACATTAGTAATTCAGGGTCAATTACATTATCACCAGAAGAAATAAAGTCACAATCACATTCTTGAGCTGCTCCTTTTTTTCCAAATAATTCTTCTTGTAAATCCCTCCATTTTTGGTCTCTTTCAGGATGTACTGTCCAATGTAATCTAACTGTATTAAATGGATTTCTACTTTCTTCTGCATCCATCCAAGTTTTATGAAACCAATTACCCACACCATTAGGAGTAGAAAGGGCTATACAACTACCACCCGTTGAAAGGGTAGATTGTGCTGATTTCCATATCTCATCAATATCATCAATAAATGCGGCTTCATCAAATATAAGAAGGGATAGGGCTTCAGAACGTCCTGCATCAGGAGAACTAGCAATAGCCTTAATTTGAGAACCATTATTAAGGCGAAGGGAAAGTTTGTTATCTTCCATAGAGCCGTTTTTTAACCAGCTAGGAAGCAATTCATGCATCACCCTTACTTTTGTTACAAGATTCTTTGCAACTTCTTGTTTTGTTGCAATTACCAATATATTAAAATCAGAATTAAACAACATATTCCATAAAGAAAAACCTGCGGATAGTGTTGAGATACCAGTTTGTCTGGATTTAAGAACTATATTAAATCTATTATTTTTGAATTCAGTTAAAGTTTTTTCTTGGAATAAAAATAACTGAAAAGGTATTTTACCTCTTACAGGATGCTGAATCATACAATACTTTTTCATAAAATGTATTGGGTCACTAGCACACTTTTTATATTCTTCTGCAATAATCTCTTTTAAAGATTTTTTTTGTGTTATGCCTGTATTCATATTAATCCTTTGGCGCTCTTACTAAATCGTAATTTTTATCTTTAAGTTTTTCCCAAGCTTCGTTTCTTAATTTAATTACTTCCTCAACTTCTTTTTCAAAACTAATAATATCAACTAATATTTCTGCTCTCATTGCATCTGCATCTTTTTCCATAGTCCACTTTTCTAACTTACCATCTTCATTTACAACTTCATAGGTTTGTTTAACATCGTTGTAAGCTTGTTTGAATTGAGCTATAATATCTTTTCCCTGGTCAATCATATTAGAGTATATTTTATAATCTTCATACTCTTTCCATAAACCATCATATTTAATTTGAGCTTCTTTTTGTGTAAGACAACCTAAACAATATCCGGTTTTTGATATTAATTTTTTATCAATTCTATTAATTTTAATTGTTTGACAATTTTCAGATTTACAAGTGTTTAACTTATCTAAATAAGCCCTAACATCAGCCATTGTATCTGTTAATTCAGATGTTTGTATTTTTCCGGCTTCCATCTGCTCCCAATGTTTTCCATCAGAATCTATCCATTTTTCCCCAACGCTTCTTTTTATTATTTCTTTATCAGCGCCAGAGAATGAAATTTGAGTTTCTTTTTCATATTCTCCACCATGCATTACCATATCAACCAACTTTCTACGAGTTGGATGCATAAATTTTTTATTGAATTCCTTTGCCATACTATATACGATATATTTGTATATATAAGTATATCAAAATAAAGAAAACGATTATTTTGCGAAGAAAATACCTAAAATTTGATTTAGGGGTGCGAATGCACCTGTTAATTTATAAGTGTTACCACCATATACAAATACTAATCCTTCATTTGGTACAATTTTATCAAACCCACCTAATGCTTGCATTCTACTTAATTCTAGTTTAAGTTTTGCAATCTTTTTAGGGTCACCACTTGCTTTAACATCTTTTATTGTACTTTTCAAACGAGCTAACATCTGCTTAGTAGCTTGTTCTGGATTTGCTGTTAATACAGAATCCATAAATGATAAAACTTCTGCACCAACTCCTAAAAATATTTCTTCAAATCTCATTAGATTTTGTTTTGATATTTTAGCTTGGTCATTTTTATCAGTTGAATCTGCCCATTTTTGTATCTTAGGGTCTTTTATATCTGCTATACGGAAACTCTTGTCACCAAAAGCCCATCTTTTAACTAATCCTATTTTTTGTTGTGCATCCAATCCCTTTGCATTTTTATTTACAAAGTTTGTCCACCAAGCCTGGTGGTAATCAGCTACACCATCCTTATCACTTAATCCAAATTCAGATTGTAATTTAGAAATCATTCCTAAATACTTTCCTTGCATTTTAGAAAGGTCTTCAGATTTAGGTAATTTTTGCATTGGAGGTCCCTGAATTGTATATTTTGATTGAACATGTGCATTTACTTGCTTAATCATTCCACCTAATACCTTAGCTGCTTCTTGATTTTCACCAATTATAGTACCAGCATCATCATATTCAAATGTACCATGAAATACTAATAGAGGTTGGTTGTATGGAATTACGTTTACTGATGATGGATATATTACTTCCAAATTCATAAAACATGCACCATCTTTAAATATTTTTTTTCTTTGTGGTTCTGATAATGCTGATATAGCAGCTGATAAATCCTTCATTGCAAAGTTATATGCATCGGTTAATCCACCTCTACCAGCAAATTTATCTGCTACTTGTCCTATTGTCATCGCACCCTCACCTTTATTCTTTAGGTGTGATTTGTTACGAGCTGCTACCAATCTACCATTTACCCAACTAATTGCTAAAGCTTGCCCATCAGTCTTTTCTCTTACGGTTTCCAAATCACCATTAAGTGCTTTACTTACAATACTTTTTAAATCACCAAATGTAAGATTCATTTCAATATCAAATGGATGATTCATATGTCCATATGCACCACCTTCTAATAATAAAGACTCCTTAATTGGATTTCTTAATTTTACACTTTTAGCAATATGTCTTTCTTCATCTTTAATAGTATCACCATCTATATCAATAGTTGGGTCCATATTAATTGTTTCATCAGTATTGGGTTGATTATCATATTTGTTAGGATATGCATCTGTTGTTCCCGCCACATCTTTATTGGGAGTATTTGAATTTTTATTTTTTTCTAAGTAATCTAATGGATTTTCAAATCCATATTTTAATATACGATTATATTTGTGTACACTATCATCGTGATTATCAACAGGAAGTTTTGATTGATTTTTTAATCTTTTTATTTCATGCTCAGATGGCTTTTCGTGATAGTTAGCCCAGCCTGGTAAATCTTTTGTGTAATAACCAGCAGTATCATAATCTTCCCAATTAGGATTCCATTGATATCCAGTTACAGTATTACCATCATTAAATCCAGCGGTTTCAGTAGCTGTATATTCTAATAAACTTTCGTTTTCAATTTTTGATAATTTTTCGTAGTAATGTAAATCTTCCCATAAATGGTCCATAGCTATTTCTGCTGCAATACTAACATTTGTTGTATGTTCCATTTCAACTTTAATACCCGCTACTAATCTAGGTTTAATATATTCTTTTACAAATTGCTTTGTGTCATAATATTCTTTTACATCCCACTTCTTAGCTAAATCAATTAAAGTTTTTTCCTTTGCTAAACCACCAGGTATTAAATCTTCATATTGTTTAGAATTATCATGCCCACATCTATGACAAACATATTGGTCATCTCCACCATCCTCTAAATCCCAACTCCAACCACATTTAGAACATTCAATTTTGTTATAATTTGAATTTAAAGTTTCTTTAACAGGTTCATATTGGTCATCATCTTTTTTCTTTAACTTCTTTGCTGTTTTTTTAACATCCTTTGGGTTAGGTGAACCATTGATATATCCTGCATTTGATACTAATCCAGTAAAAGCACCACCAGGTAAACCACCAGTAGGAGCTACTGCTCCACCTCCAAAATCAAATTCATTTATAATGATTGATTCTTTTAAATCTTCTTTTTTAGGTATTCTGAATGTTACGGCTTTTTTACCATTGATTGTTGGCATTCCATATTCATCTTTACCAATATCCTTAACTAATACCTTTTTGTTTTTAAATTTACCCATCAATAGAGTATCTCCAACTTTTACATTTAGGTTAATTTCTTCATTAATACATTCTTTAAGTTTTTTCAACTTAAGAGTAATCATTTTGAAAATTTGGTCATCAAACTTAGGATATGCTTTTGTAAAGTTCTTTTTTCTTTCGGCCTCATTACCAGCACTTAACCAATAACGAACATCAGTACCGCTAATTGGATTTGATTCAGATGGAGCTGCATAAACATATCCTCTATCTAAATAAGGTTCTTCTACTTTACCTTTGTATGGTGTAAAATATTTACCTCCTAGTCTATTTTCATCTTTTTCACCAACTACAACTATTAAACCAGTTGTTTTATCATTATATTTATTTAATATTTCAGATGGTGCATATGGATTTTTAACATTAACAATTTTAGATGATGGGATTCCAAACATCTTCATCATT